TATTTCAAAAGTTTGATCCTGACGCTATGAAATTAATTAAAAGATATATTAAGAAAACTTTATAATGGCTACTGCAAGTAACCAAATTACAGTTACAGGTTTAAAAGATTTAAAGAAAAGAATTGCTTTAGGTGGTTTAGCTTATACGCCTATTAGAAAATTTTATAATGAAGTAGGTAAACATCTTAAAGAAGAAGCTAGACAAGTCTTAGATGATTATGATAAAAACGATACTGGTACTTTAAAGAAAAGTATTAAATATAGTAGGAGAACAGCTAAAGTCGGTGCTTTACCTAAAGGGGTAAAAGTAATGGCGACAGCAAAATATGCTTCATTTGTTCATGGAGATGTAAAAATGGCCTTTAAAGGTAAGTATAAACTACAACCTAAATGGTCTAGGACAACTCCACATATGCCTCCTGTAAGGGCTTTAAAAGGTTGGGCAGGTAGGAAATTAGGAGATGAAGGCGCTGCGTATGGAGTAGCTTTAGGAATAGCTAAAAAAGGTACACCAATAGTTCCTTTCTTAAAAATAGCGTATGATAGATCTGATAATGATATTGACGCTTTACTTTTACTTGCAAGTAATAGAATAGAAAGAAATTGGAAGAAGAGTAGAAAAGGAAAAATATAATGGCGACTTTAACAGCAATAAGAAGTGGATTAAAAACTAATTTAGCTAACATAACATCTCTTGTAGTTTATGATTATGTTCCAGATTCTATTGAGCCACCAACAGCAATTGTAGGAGTAGTTGATAGTATTGATTACGATAGCACAATGGCTAGAGGTGCTGATACTTATACTATTCCAATATTTTTATATGTCAGTAGAGTTGACGCTGAAGATAGCCAAGATACTTTAGATGGTTATCTTGCTAGTAGTGGAAGTTCTTCTGTTAAAGCACAAGTAGAAAGTGATTTAACTTTAGGAGGTTCAGCTCAATCAGTGAGGGTAATTGAGGCAGACAACTATGGAGTGTATAATGTGAATAACATAGATTATTTAGGTGTAGAATTTACAGTAGAGGTAATAGCATAATGTATGAAGTACAAGTAGGAATAGATTTAGGAAAAGAGTTTTTTGAAGCTGGTTCATTGATACCAGAAAATAAAGTACCTAAGAAAAGTTTAAAATGGTTAAAGGAACAAGGAATATTAGTAAAAGCTGATAGGGCAAGAAATGACAAAGGACATTTCATTGCTGATGATCCCAAAACAGAAAAAAATGAAGCATACGAGGAAGAAGAATAATGCCGAAAAATAGTAGATACAATACTGGTAAATGGAATAGGAATAGAAATAGGAGTAGAAGATAATGGCGTTTAAACATGGTAAAGATACAAAAGTTTATGTTAATTCAAGTAACTTTAGTTCATATTTTAATAATGTAGACGCTAGTAGAACTGCTGATATTGCCGAAACAACAACTTTTGGTAATTCAAATAAAACTTATATAGCAGGAGAAAAAGATGGAACAGTTTCTCTTTCAGGTTTATGGGACGCTACTGCTGATACAACATTACAACCACTCCTTGGTGGTGCTGATTTTGATTTTGTTATGGGCATAGATGGATTAGATACAGGCGACTATGCAACTTTCGCACAAGGTAATATTTCTAATTATGCAGTTTCAAGTCCAGTAGGAGATGTTGTCGGAACTTCAATGGATATTCAATCAGATGAAGGAATGTGGAATGGAAGTGTCTTAACAGCTTCAGCTTTCACTACAACCGCAGCCCAAGGAAGTGCGCAGGATAATGCTTCATCAACTACAAATGGTTGTGGTGCATTTTTAATTGTTACATCTGTTAGTGGTACAAGCCCAACTGGAGATGTAAAGATACAACATAGTGCAGACAATGTAACTTATGTTGATCTAATAACTTTCACACAAGCAACAGCAGCGACTTCACAAGTCAAGTATGTTGATAGTGGAACGACTATAAACAGATACATTAGAGTGTATAATACAATAGGTGGTTCTTCTACACCGACAATAAATGCTATTGTTGGCTTTGGAAGAAACAACTAGGGAAAGGAAAATATATGGCATTTGTACATGGTTCAGATTCAGTTTTTAAACTTGATAATTCAGGTGGTTCTTTAACTGACATCTCATCATATGTAAATAATGTTGACTTCCCAGAAACAGCAGATGTTGCAGAAACAACTGTCTTAGGTGCGAGTAATAAAACTTACATTGTAGGACTAAAGGACGCAACTATCTCGCTATCTGGACTATGGGACGCAACAGCAGACGCTATTTTCGGTGCAGTAGTAGGACAAAGTTCTTCTCTTTCATTTGAATATAGCCCAGAGGGTACAGCATCTGGAAAGGTAAAGTACACTGGCGAGGGAATAATGACAAATTATTCAATTGGTAGTCCTGTTGGCGATGTCGTAGGATATTCAGCAGATTTACAAGTAACTGGTGCAGTAACAAGAGCTACTCACTAGAATTAAATAATAAGGAGTAATCTATGAAAAGATTAAAGTTAGATGGTATAAAAGATTTACCTGATGTCCCAACGCAAGAACTTAAAATTCCAGAATGGGATGTGTCAATTATGATACAAGGGATCTCTAAAGCAATGCAAATAGAGTTAGGTAGAGAACTTGAAGTAAATGATACAGACGCTTTTGAATACCAAAAACAGTTGTTAAAAGTTTGTGTAATAGAGCCACAATTAGATGATGACGCTATTGAAGAACTTTATAAAAAAGATAGTACTGTGATTGATAAAATATTTTTAGTAATAAATGAAGTAAATGGTATTGGAGGCTCTGCTTCGGCAGACGAATTTCAAGAATAACGACACTCTATTTCAATTCAAACTAGCAAGAGAACTAGGAATGACTGTGGCTCAACTTACTACTAATATGAGTAATAAGGAGTATAACCAATGGATAAAATTTTATAATTGGGAAATTAATGAAAGAAATAAGATAATAGCCATGCAAGACGCAGAGAATAAAAAGAATAGAGGTAAGTAAAAATGGCGATGGCTGATATTGCAATAAATATTGTAACTAAAGGTGCTGAATTAGCTAAGAGGCAATTAGGTGGAATTGGGGACAAAGGAAGCAAATCTGGAAAACAATTAGGTAAATTTTCAAACGCAGTTAAATTAGCAGGATTAGCGTTAGCAGTTGGATTAGCTAAAGGATTAAGTAAAGCAGTTCAAGAGTTTACAGCTTTTGATGACAAGATGGTTCAATCATTAGCCATTATGGACACAACTGTAAAACAACAAAAAGCTATGGAGAACATGGCTTTACAAGTTTCACGATCAACAAGAATTGGTGCAGAACAATCAGCAGAAGCATACTTCTTCTTAGCTTCAGCAGGTTTAAATGCTGAACAATCTATTTCGGCTTTACCACAAGTTGCAAAATTCGCACAAGCAGGTATGTTTGACATGGCTACTGCAACAGATCTTGCAACTGACGCACAAAGTGCTTTAGGTTTAACAGTTGAGGGTGCTGAACAAAACTTGGCTAACTTAACACGAGTTACAGATGTGTTAGTAAAAGCTAATACATTAGCCAACGCAAGTGTCCAACAATTTTCAGAAGCATTAACTACTAAGGCAGGCGCAGCGTTAAAAGTTGTTAATAAAGATGTAGAAGAAGGTGTCGCAGTTCTCGCAGCGTTTGCTGACAGGGGTGTTAAAGGTGCTGAGGCGGGAGATAAGCTCAATCAGGTACTAAGAGACATACCTAGGGCAACTGCTAAGAATAGCGAAGAATTCGCTGCGTTAGGGCTAAATATGTTTGATACTCAAGGGAACATGAAGAATGTTGCAGATATTGTAGAAGAACTTGATAGAGTGCTTGGACCAATGTCTGATGAAATGAAAGCAGCGACTTTAGACCAATTAGGATTAAATCGTGGTGTTGCTGACGCTGTAAAAATATTAAGTGGTGCAGGCGACCAAATAAGAGAATATGAAAAACAATTAAGAAATGCTGGCGGAGCTACTAGCGAAGTAGCAGAAAAACAAATGAATAGTTTGAAAGCACAAACAGATCTCATGAAAAATAGTTTTAGTGAGTTAGGTATTATAATAGGTTCTTTCTTCGCACCTGCACTAACTGCAATTGTTAAAGGAATAACAACATTCACAAATAAAATATCAGACGCTTTAAAAGCAATGAAAGAATTCTTTACTGCTAGTGAAGATGTAGTTGAGTTATCAGAACAAATGTATCATGGAGTTGAACTTGCAGGTTCAGAATATAACAAATACTCTCATCGTATACATGAGGCAACAGAAAGGACATATGATTATAGGAGTGCTACTGACCAAGCTATTGATTCTACTAGAGGACAAGAACACGCTTTAAGAAATGCTATTCCAACATATATGCAAGCGACTGACGCTGCGGTTGCTAAAGCTAACGCTCATAGAGAAGAAAAAAAAGAAATGGAATTAGCTATGGAAGTAGAAGCTGAAAGAATAAGGAATATAAATGCTAACGCTTTAAGTGCTTTTAATAAATTATTAACAGCACAACAAAACCTTAATGATATTTATGAAGAACAGAAAGACTTACTAAAAGATATGAATAAAGCTGAACAATCAGTTGCTAAAGCTAAAGGACAATTAGAAAATGCAAATGATTTTGTTACAGAGGCACAGTTTGGACATATCAAAGCTATGGAAGAAAGTAAAAAAGTTACTGCCGAAGAAGAATTAGCAATTATTAGACAAACACAAGCTATTGCAAAATTATCAGAAGAACAAGATGGAAGTAGGCAAAAAGAATTAGAACTAGCAATTGCTAAAGAAAGATTGGAAGAAATTACTAAAGCCTCTACAAGTGCAACAGCAGAGGAAATATCAGCTAGAAGATTATTAGAACAAGCACTTGAAGAACAGAAGAGAGCAGAAGAAGATTTATTACAAGCACAAGAAAGATTAACAGAAGCTACTGAAGATTATAATAAAGCAACTGCTGATACTCCTGAAAATATTATGAAAATTGCTTTAGCTAAACAAGAATTAGATAAAGCTATGGAAGACGCAAAAAGTTTAGGAACATTTGAGGAACTATTAAAAGCAATGGTGGATAAAACTGGGAAACAATTAGATAGATTAAGAGGACAGTTCTTCGCTTTATGGAATGGAGAAATGCCGAGTAATGCAACAGGTGGCGGTGGTTATACTCCACCAAATGCTCCTGGCGAAAGTTTTGGTATTGAGGGAGATGAAAAACCTGACCCAACTCCAATTGTTAGGGATCATAATGCAAATGCTTTAGCAATAGGAAATAGAAGTGCAGGAGTAACTACAATATTAAATATTGAAAATAGTTTTGATATACAAAATCCAGATCCTGACGCAGTTGCAGTTGCAGTATTAGAAGCACAAAAACGAGGAATTAAAGTTATCTTATGAGTGTAGCTTTTGATAGTAATGTTACATTAACTGTTGAAGTTGGATTTGATAGCGAACCATTTGATAGTTCTCAATCTTTAACTGATATATCAGCTTATGTTAGGACTATAAATATTTCAAGAGGTAGGAGTAATGAATTAGGACAATTCAAAGCAGGTACTTGTCAGTTATTATTAAGTAATAGCGACAATAGGTTTAATCCAACACAAACAAGTCATTACTACGATAGTGCAAACGCAAGAACAAAAATACAACCTTTAAAAGTTGTTAAAGTAAGTGCTACATATGATTCATCTACTTATGTTTTATTTTATGGATTTTTAGATACGATACCTGTTAAATATCCTGCCTTAGGTGCAGATAGTACAACTACTTTTACAGCAATTGACGCTTTCAAGATCTTTCAAAGTCAAACAATTCAATCAGTTGGTTGGAAAGTTGGACAAGTAGGTTTCTCTGAAATAGGAACATCTACTCGTTTAGGTTATGCAGACGCTGTTGAATTAACTTCTGTAAGGGTTACAAGATTACTAAACTCTATCGGCTTCCCAAGTGCTTTAAGAACTATAAATACAGGAACTTTAAATATTCAACAACAACCTTTAACGACTAATTTATTAACTGGATTACAAGAATGTGAAACAGCAGAAAACGCTCAATTCTTTATTAGTGCAGATGGTAAAGCAACTTTTAGAAATAGAGATTATAAGTTAAGTAATGCTAAAGCAACTAATGTTCAAGCAACATTTGATAATAGTGGTAGTAATTTACCTTATAGAGATGTTGAAACTTCTTTTGATACTAATGAAGTTATAAATGTTTATGAGTGGACTAGGACAAGTGGAACAGCACAATATACAGCAGACGCTGATAGTGTTAGTAGATATACTGCTAAGTCTTCTACTAAAACAACTAAAAATACTTCTGACGCTAATGTTCTATCAATTATTCAACAAAAAATTGCAGAAACAGCTTTACCTATTGAAAGAATTGATAATTTAAAGATTAATCCAAGAGATAATACAGATTTATGGCCTAAAGTATTAGGACTTGAATTTGGGGATAGAGTAAAAGTAAATGTAACTAATCCTAATGCTTCTACCTTTAGTGATG